CTTCGAGACCGCCAAGAAGGCCGGCTTCGCCCGCAACGGCCACATCGAGCAGGAGTACGGCGGCCCGCGCGGCGACTTCGAGACGCTCTGCCACTACTTCGAGGCGATCTACTCCACCAAGAACGGCGGCCAGCACCCGAAGCTCAAGGCCGCGCTCGCCGAGGCGGCCGGCGCCCTGGGCGGCTTCCTGGTGCCCGAGGAGTACCGGATGGAGATCCGGATGCTCCAGCTCGAGACCGCGCAGTTCCGCGGTAAGAGCGTCGTGATCCCGATGGGCGCCATGATCCAGCACTGGCCGTACGTCCGCGACACCTCGCACGTCAGCAGCGTCTACGGCGGGGTCATCGGCTACTGGGAGGGCGAGGCGCAATTGCTGGGCGAGTCCGAGCCGTCCTTCGGCCAGCTCCAGCTTACCGCCCACAAGCTCACCGCCTACACCGTGATCGCGAACGAGGTCATGGTCGACTCGTCCGGCGCGATCGAGACGTTCGTGACCCAGCAGTTCCCGAAGGCGCTCAACTTCTTCGAGGAGCGCGGCTTCTACAAGGGCAACGGGGCCGGGCAGCCGCTGGGCGCGCTCGCTGCCGGCAACGGCGCCCTGATCGAGGTCACCCGCGATACCACCGGCCACATCACGTACACCGACATCGTCAACATGAGCACCCACATCCTGCCGAGCTCGGAGAACGCGGTGGTGTGGTTCGCCTCGCCGTCAACCAAGGCCGACCTCTACCAGATGTCGCTCAACATCGGCACCGGCGGCTCGGCGGTGTTCATCAACCCGCTCACCGGCGGCGCGGCCAACACCCCGCCGAACACGATCTTCGGGCGGCCCCTGATCTTCACCGAGCACATGGCGGCCCTCGGCTCCACGAACGACATCGCCTGTCTGGACCTCAGCTACTACCTGATCGGCGACCGCCAGGCGATGAGCATGGAGGCCTCGCCACACGTCAAGTTTGTCAACGACCAGACCGTGTACCGCCTCATCCAGCGCCTCGACGGGCGGCCGTGGCTCGATGCGGCGCTCACGCTCGAAGACGGGGTCACGACCGTGTCGCCCTTCATCGGGCTGTCCCAGTAACACCGGCACGACGACCGCGGGGACGCGATCCCCAGGCGTAGGAGGAACCCCATGGCTTTCCGGTTCAGTGAGGACGCGATTGTCACGCCGCTGTCGCTGCTGAACGGCACGCCCGGCGCCACCGGCAACCTGAACGTCCGCAACAACAACGTCGCAACCGTCTGGGTGGATATGGCCGAGTTCGACCGCATCTTCGCGATGGTCCAGTGCGACGCCGCCACCTGGAACAGCAGCGACGGCCTGACCACGCTCAAGCTGCAGCAGGCGAAAGACACCAGCGGTACCGGCGCCAAGGATCTGACGACCAGCGGCGCCGGCGCCAACTACAACACCACCAACGACACGCTGAGCGCCTCGGGCGCGACGGCCTACCTCGAAGCCCGCGCGGCCGACCTGGACACGGGCAACGGCTTCCACTGCGTGCGGCTGTACGCGGCCAGCACCGGCAACACGGGCGCCGACAACCTGTTCGGCTTCCTGGTGCGCTACAACGCCGGGCACCGCAAAGCCCAGCTCGCCGGCGCCTACAGCGCGGCCACGACGGTCTACGTCAATCCGCAGGGCCCGTCGAGCTAACGCGATGCAGCACGTGCCGCCGCTCGTGCGCTGTCTGGAGTGCCTCTCGGTCGGCTGCCACCGCGTCGACTGCGAGACCGGCGCGCGCGAGCGGGCGGAGAAGGCGGCCCGCCGGTCGCTGGACCGGCCGCCCGTCAACCGGATGCTGACGGCGACGCCGCGCAGGAAGTAGGCGCCCGACATCCGCGGGAGGGCACACGCCGGGCGTGTGGCCCGTGTGAGGGAGGAACCCCATGCCCAGCAACGGTCGCGGCGGCCGTCCCGGTGTGTACACCACCTGGACGACGGGCAACCTCAATTTCGTCGACCACTCCGGGCACGTGATCTGCACGTTCGACGGCGTGAACCGGGCGCTGACGTTCGCCAACGGCGCCACGCTGCACGCCAGCACCGGCGCCGCGCCGATCGTGAGCGGCGCCGTCGCGACCCTCGCCGCACAGAACGTCACGCCGACGGCGGCGCAGCTGCTCGGCGGCATCGTCGAGCACGCAACGGCGACCGGCAACGGCACCTGCACGCTCGACACGGCCGCGCACCTGGATGCGGCCATCCCGAACGTCGCCACCGGCGACACGTTCGACGTGGTGCTGGCGAACACTGGCGGCTTCACCTCGACGATCACGACCAACACCGGCCTGACGCTCAAAGGCACGCTGGCCGTGCCGACGGGCAAGAACGCGATCCTGACCTTCATCCGTACGGGTGTGGCCGCCTGGATCGTGTACTGCCAGGTCTCGGCGTAGGAGCGCGGCGATGGCGTTCATGCTGAAGCCGCTCGCCGCCACCGCCGTCACGGCGGGCACGCCCGTGACGCTGTGGACGCCGGCCACGGGCAAGGCGTACCGCATCCTCGGCTACGCCGTCAGCCTGAGCGTCGCGGGTGAGGTCATCTTCAAGAACAGCCACGCCGGCACGGCCACGGAGGTGTTCCGCACCCCCGCGCTCGCGGCCGGCACGGGCATCGCCGGCACGCTCGCCGCGGGCTTCGTGCCCGGGGCGCCCAACGATCTGCTGCAGGTGGACGTGAGCGCGAGCGGCACCGTCAACGGCTACGTCTACGGCACGGAGTACTGACGATGCCGTGGTTCGAGTTGAAAGCGATCCGCGATGCGCAGCGCGCCTGGGAGCAGAGCTATTACAGCCTGCCACCCGATGCCTGCCCGTTCTGCGGCGAACCGCTCGACGTGGGGCGCGAGACCGAGCCCGGCGGCGGCAAGCTGCAGTTCCGTCACTGCAACGCCGGCCATTACGAATGGCACGGCGGGCGCCGACTGACGTAGGGGGTTCGCATGCCTGCTCTGTCAGCAACCGTCGGCGCATACTGCGGCGTTGAGCACCTCAAACGGGCGATCAACGACCAGACGAACGACCGCGACGACCTGATCCTCGAGCACCTGAACGCGGCCTCCCGCGATCTCGAGCTCTGGCTCGGCCGCCGGTTCGTGCCGGTCACCGCGACGAACGCCTACCGCTGGCCGCCGTTCCACGTCGCCGCCTCGTGGGAGGTCTGGACCGAGGAGGACCTGCTCAGCGTGAGCCTGCTGCAGGTGGCGGCCGCCGGGCAGAACGCCGAGCCGGTCACGCTCACGCACTACTGGCTGGAGCCGCAGGCGTTCGGCCCGCCCTACAACCGGGTGGAGGTGGACCTGTCCAGCAGCGACGTGTTCCAGTCCGGTCCGACCCCGCAGCGCGGCGTGCAGATCACCGGGCAGTGGGGCTACTGCGCCACCACCGTGCCCGCCGGCACACTCGCCGCCGCTATCACGAGCGCTACCCAGACGAGCATCAGCGTCAGTGTGCCGACGACCCTCAACCAGGGCGACGTACTGCTCGTTGACGCCGAGGCGCTGTCCGTGGACGTGTCTCCACAGCTCGCCAGCGGCACGCTGGCCGTCCGGCGTGGCGTCAACGGCACGGTCGCGACGACGCACAGCAACGGGGCAGCGCTGGCCGTCTACCGGGCGCCCGACGACGTGCGGCGGCTGGTACGGGCCGACGCCATCGCGGCGTATACCCAGGACCTCGCCGCCTGGGGCAAAAGCATTGGCAGCGCCGAGATGCAGGTCGAGTTTCAGGGCAAGGCGATCCAATCCCTGCGCCAGCGGGTGGAGCGGAACTACCGGCGGCGCATGGTCGCGGCGGTGTGAGATGAGCGGCCTCAGCCTGCGTGTCACGCTCCAGGGCGGCGACGGCCTGCGTCGGGCCGATGGACCCGCGCTCGTGCGCCGGGCGCAGACCGATCTCGCCCAGCGCCTCGCCGAGCGCACGCTCGCCGCTGCCGCGACGCAGATCCCCGTCGATCTGGGCGGCGTCATCGGTTCCGGTCAGGTCGCCGTCGGCGACGGTGAGGCCGCCGTGCAGTATGACGCGCCGCACGCGCTCTACGTGCACGGCTGGCTCGGCACGGCGCCCGGCACGCGCTCCGCGCCGCACTGGCCGCCGAAGGGCGCACTCGCCGGCTGGGCCGAGCGGCACGGCATCCCGGAGTTCCTCGTGCGGCGCGGCATCAGCCGCCACGGCACGGAGCTGCACCCGTTCCTGTCCGAGGCGGCGAAGGCGCGCGACGGCTGGGAGCAGGACGAGCAGCAGGTGCTGACCGCGCTGGCCGGGGCGCTCATCGCGGGAGGGAGCGGGTGAGCGATATCGCCGGCATCCTGAGCGCGATTGCGCAGCTCGAAGGCGGCATCACCCCGCCGGCCGGGCAGCGCGCCGCCGTCGTGCTCGACTCGCCGCCGCTGCAGGCGCTCACCGCGCCGGCCTGGCTCAACCTCGAGGATACGACCGACTACGACGAATACCGGGCGTTCGGCGTCAACCACGGCCCGCTCGTGCACACGGTCAACTGCTACCTGCTGGTGCCGCCGACCGACCCGACGAACCGGCTCGTGTTCCGGCGGCTGTGGGAGCCCGTCGTCGCCGGGGCGTTTGAGCAGGACACGACGAAGCTCGCGGGCACCTGCGACGGCGCGTTCCTGGGCAAAGCGGCGTACGTGACCGCGACCTATGCCGCCCAGGAGTTTCTCGCGCTGCGCTTTCCACTGCGCGTGCTGGCGCAGCGGGCCTAGGAGGGACCGATGGCGACCTATTCCGGGAAGGACGTCGGCCTGCTCCTGGTGCAGGGGTACAACCTGCAGACGTTCGCCAACGCCATGGACCAGGTGCACCGCGAGTCGGTCCTCGAGGACGTGACCGTCTTCGGTCAGCAGGACCAGACGTTCGGCTATGCCGGCCTGCGCAAGGCGAGCTGGGGCATCAAGGGCTTCTACGACGACGGCGCCCTGGCCAGCAATGCGGCCGGCCTGGGCATGCTCGCCACCGGCCCCGGTGCCGGATTGCTGGGCCTCGCCGGCAATACCCAGGGCCAGAACGCGATCCTCTTTGCCGGCATCATCGAGAAGAACTACGACCGCGACGTGAAGGTGGGCATGTTCCACCACCTCGCCGCCGGCTGGTCCTGCTCCGGCGAGGTGGATGAGGGCATCATTCATGCCCCACTCGCGGCACAAACCGCCAACGCGCACGGCGCCAGCATCAACAACAGCGGCGGCGCCACTGGCTTCGGTGCGGCGCTCGTGTTGCAGGTGACGGCGCTGGCGCTGGGCACCGCGACGAACCTCGTGATTAAACTGCAGGACTCGGCCGACAACGTGACGTTCGCCGACGTGAGCGGCGGCACCTTCACCGCCGTCACCGCGGCGCCGTTCGCCCAGCGCCTGGTCGTGAGCGGCACGGTGCGCCAGTACACCCAGATCGCCTGGAACTGGACCTCCGGCCCCGGTGGCGGCTCCTCGGCGACCTTCGCGGTCGGCTTTTTCCGCGGCACCGCCGCCAACACGCCGAAGTAGGAGGACGTCCATGCCGAAACAGGGCCGCTACAAGGCCGTCGTCGGCCTCACCTACACCCCCGACGGCGGCGCCGAGGAGGTGCGGCGGGAACCGGGCGAGCGGTTCGACGACCCGCCCGCCGTCTCGCTGCCGTGGCTGCTCGCCGAGGGCCTGATCGTGGATACCCAGGCGGAGAAGGAGTAACCCATGGCGAATTATGCCGGCAAGGACCTGACCATCACGTTCAACGGTCAGGCGATCACGGCGAACGTGCGCGACCCGCTGACCGTCTCGCGTGAATCAGTGATCGAGGACATCACGCCGTTCGGTCAGCAGGACCAGGTGTTCGGCTACGCCGGCCTGCGCAAGGGCAAGGCGATCACGGTCGGCGGCCTTTACGACGACACACCCACCACCGGCACCGACGCGATCTTTATCGCCATCGGCACCAGCGCCTCCCTGGTCATCGCCTACGGCGGCACGAAGCAGAGCACGGTCACGGCGTTCGTCCAGTCCTACGACCGCGTGGCCGACCCGAAGGGCAAGTTCACCCGCTATAAGGCAGTGCTCCAACCGTCTGGCGCCTGGACCGAAGTGTGACGAGGGACGCACCATGCCCGGCTACCGTTACACGTTTCGAGAGCCGCCGCGTTGGGCCGATGTCCGCGCCTTCGCCGCCTGGTGGCGGGCGGGCAACAGCATCGACCTGATGGCGATGGCGGACTGGCACAAGGGCAAGGGCGGGGTCAACCTGCCCGATTACCTGCTCGCCGAGTGGAACGCCCTCAGCGACGCGGAGCGGGCGCAGCTGCTCGCCTACGCGCGGCGGGAGGACGTGTCCCCGCCCGCGGCACGCTGACGTGC